GCGAAAACTATAGGCTAGGTGCAATAAAACGCTTAAAAGACCCAAATTACACAAAGATTTTAAGTGATGCCTGTAAAGGTGTTAGAGCTATTGTTACTTGTCCTCATTGTGAAAAACAAGGCGGTGGCGGAAACATGAGACGCTATCACTTTGATAACTGTAGGGCTAAGAAATGAAAATCAGCAAGGCTGGTGAGGACTTGATGCACTTCTTTGAGGGCTATAGAAACAAGCCTTACAGATGCTCTGCCGCCATTTGGACTGTCGGGTGGGGTCACGCTATGTATGCAGACCAATTAGCCCTCCCAAACGCCCGTAAAGAGGGTTATACAGGGCTTATCAGGTCTGACTATCAACTGAAAGAGGGAGATGCCCGTGTTTGGTCTAAAGATGAACTGGTCGAGTTGTTCAAAGTTGACATCAATACTTTTGAACGTGGTGTTCTTCGACTGTCTCCTAATCTTGTTAACCATCAAAGCAAATTCGACGCTGTTGTCTCTTTTGCGTACAACGCTGGGCTAGGGAACTATCAGAGGTCAACTATCCGCATGAAGGTCAATCGTGAGGATTGGGAGGGCGCAGCACAGGCTTTTATGTCGTGGACTAAGGCGGGTGGGAAAGAAGTTGCAGGGCTTGTCAAAAGACGTAAAGCTGAAGTGGCTTTGTTTTTAAACTAAACTGTAACAATTATGCTATAAGGTGTTGAAATGCCTAACATTCCTACACCAGAACACGCTGAACTATTCGCACTAAGTGTCAGAAAGTGGCAACAAGTTCTGAGTCTTGGGGATTGGAGAATCGAGAAGGGTAGTAAACCTGCCAAGCAAGCAATGGCTTCTGTTGAGTTTACGCCTAACGCAAGATTGGCTGTGTATCGCATAGGAGACTTTGGGGCTGAAAAGATAACTCCAGAGAGCTTAGATAGAACTGCTTTGCATGAGTTGTTGCATATCTTTCTGCATGACTTGATGGTTGTTTCTCAAGACCCTAAGTCTTCTCAAGATGAGATTGAGATGCAAGAGCATAGGGTTATCAACCTGTTAGAGAATTTACTGTTTAGGAATTCAAATGGCGGCTGTTAATCATAGTGAGGCGTGTTCCGATGAGGACTTTATTGCTCTTTGGGAGAAACACCAGTCTGCTGAGAAACTAGCAAAGATACTTGGTGTCAACATAAGAAATATCCATTCAAGAAGACGCAACATGGAGAAGTTTCATAACATCAAGTTACATGCTTCTAACCATAGAGGTGCTTTGTATGATGCTAGGAAACAATCGTTTTCTCCTTTAAAACAGATTGACCTTGGGATACTGGATGGGACAGTTCTGGTCTTCAGTGATGCCCACTTCATTGGACAACGAACAACAGCGTTTAAAGGGCTTCTATGGGCTATAGAGACGTTCAAACCAAAGGCAGTGATATGTAACGGGGATGCGTTCGATGGAGCGTCTATATCGAGGCACGATGTAACTGAACTTCCTCAAACTTCTGTCATCCAAGAACTTAAAGCTACGCAAGCTGCGTTGGAAGAAATTGAAGAAACCGCCAAAGAAGCTCGTCACAATGTAAAGTTATGCTTTACATGGGGCAACCATGACGTTAGGTTTGGCAATAGATTAGCCCAACACGCACCACAATTTAAAGAAGTTCAAGGGTTTAAGTTGACAGACCATATCCCAAATTGGGACTTCTGTTGGGCAGTATGGCCTACTTCTAAAGTGATTGTTAAGCACCGATATAAGAATGGGGTTCACGCTGCCCACAACAACACTGTCAATGCGGGTGTGTCCATCATCACGGGACATCTACATTCTTTGAAAGTCACGCCCTATAGTGACTATAATGGAATACGCTTCGGCATTGACACCGGAACATTAGCAGAGCCAGATGGCCCACAATTTACTTATGCTGAACTTAATCCTTCTAACCACAGAAGCGGATTTGCAGTGTTAAACTTCTTCAATGGTCAGCTTTTATGGCCTGAACTCGTCCATCGTTTTAGTGAAGACCATGTGGAGTTCAGAGGTGAGGTAATTGATGTGAGTGCGTTTTGAGTGCTTGGCTAATCATTCTCACAGGGGCTATCTACGCTTATATTGCTGGTGAGCAGCTTTGGAAAGATAACCCACACATGGCTATTGTCTATGCAGGTTACGCTTTTTCAAACGTGGGTCTTTACCTGTTGGCAAAGTAAGTTACAGAGGCTCGTGAGCGTTTAAGGCAAAGTCTGGGATTGCTTCTTCTTCATCAAACGCACCATCATTAAGTTCAACAGCCACATAGTCAATTGCCCAACCATGTGTTTCTTGAAACTCCACAAACTTCTGGAAGATTTCAATAATGTCAAAGTCATGGGTTTCAATAACTAGCTTGTCATTGAAAAGCCCGAATTCCATTTCAAATTTCATAGTCATATCTCCTTTTGGAAAACTCCGTTAGGCAATAGTATGCCCTTGCGATTCTTAATCTGGTCATACGCAATTTCCATACATTGTACTAAGTTTATGTCTTGCAGCACACAGTAGTTAATAAGACAGACCATGACATCACCAACAGAATCCACAATAGCTTCCTCGTCATTTTTAATTGTGGCATCTGCAAGTTCTCCCATCTCTGACATAGCTTTTAGAAGTTGAACTTCTGGTGTGCTGTTAGGAATAATCTTTCTTTGCTCAGACCATTGAATTATCAACATTTCTATTCGTGCGTATGATGACATTTTAGTTTCCTTTAAAAATTGAGTGTGATTGATAATTTTTAGATGCTTCAATGTATGCAAGATAAGCATCTTCTGGAGTTTTGTAATATCCAAGATGTAAAACTTTTCTTTTTACTGTTATTGCTGCTTGCCATCTTTTATCTCTTTTATGCCAAGTAACACCTTTAAACCCAGACGTATTCTTAGAATTTTTTAATCTGTTTTGAGCATTTTGCTCATAAGTTGCAAGTCTTAAATTTGCAATCCTATTGTCTGCCTTGTCTCTATTTATGTGGTCAATGTTTCCTTGTGCAAATTCACCATGAGCAAAAAGCCATGCAACTCTATGACCAAGTGCTTTTTTCCCACTAACTGACAAAGCAATATATCCACTATTCATTTTTGACCCTGCAACATGACCTGCTTTAACTCCTCTAGTTCCGTCATGCTTCCAAGTAAAAATTCCAGTTTCTTGGTCATAGTTTAATTTTCTAAAGCACTCATCTTTAAAGTTCATAGCACCCCCTAATTTAGATGGTTAATTATACCATTTAAACAATGGGTGTCTATCCTTTCGAGTTTGCAAATTCGTACCACATGACATAAAAGTCTTTGAGGAAATCAAGACCTTCACCAATCTTTACACACCTGCCTAGCACCACTTGGAACACATCTCCAACTTCAGTTTGTTCGTTGTCTGTGTTACCGATAATGACCAGCACAGTAAATTTAGGCACTTGAGCAAAAGCCTTGAGTAGCAGTTGCTGACCAGTAGCCATATTCTCGTTAGGTTTCTTCCATTCCCCAATTAGAAAGTGTCCCTTTCTCTCGCAAATCATGTCTATGTTGCTAGGCAAAAAATGCGAGTTTTCGGGAATCAAACCTTGGAAATCACGGAAGTCAGTATGGGTTGCATACTGATTTCTCATAGTGGTGAGGGTACTCATTGCTCGTCTGCAAGCCGAAAGACTCTTTGCACAACTTTCCCCTCGTAATCAAAAAGGTGCGTCTTCATCAAAATCTTTTGGAGAACGCTTTGTAGGCGACTTAGCTTCTTTTTGGTCTTTAGCTTTTATAGACAAGGACATGAACTTAGCCCCATCTTTGCTTTCTTTTAACCATGCGCTAATCCAAAAATCTACACCCTCTACATTGAGTGAGCCTTTGTAGTGAGGAAACTTTTCATCATCTCGGCGTTCATTCTTAAATAACGCACCACGATTTTCATTGTTATATTCCATTTAATACTCCTTTGTAAGCTGAAAACTCTTTATGCAACTTGTTTGTTGCTTCTATTGCGACTAGTTCAGCTAATTCTTTATCGTCATAGTAACCAAAACTATGACATTTTGAATTAACCCTTAATTGAACAAACCATTTTTTATCTCTTTTGTGCCACATTACTCCTTTAATTCCACTTGTATTTCTTGTGCTAACTTTTTGATTCATTGCATTTTGAGATTTTGTTGCTTCTCTCAAATTTTCAATTCTGTTATTTTTTTTATTGCCATCAATGTGGTCAACAAATTTAGGCAAATATCCATAATGATACAAAAAAATCAATCTATGAACTTTTTGAAATTTTGAATTTACATGAATTCTGTAATAACCAGTTTTTTCATCAAATGTTCCAGCAACTTGACCAATTTTTATTGCATAACCTTTTTGAACTTTCCAGTACAAAACTCCATCTGTATAGTCAAAATAATCACGTACTTCTTTTTGCGTAAGCATAGTTCACTCCATCAAGTGTCATCAAAAGGTTGTGGCAAGAAATGATGAGTTTCCTTTCGGGCTGCAGACCCTAGCCACACTTGCATTTTACACACCTTTCGCTTTCTTAATAGCACTTCTTACATTACTTGGCATCAGAGTCCATAGAGCAACTTTCTGGTCTGGCTCTAAGTTCTCCTGCTCCAACCTCATCCAAGCTGCCTTGGAATCTTTCTCACAAATAGCAATCAGTTCAACTGCTAATTCGTCAAGATACTTTAGTATTTCAATGGGTAACTCGTCTCGGATGCCTTGTGCTGGCGTGATGATTACTTTTTCTGGCTGACTATCTTCTTCTGGCAAGTCTTCACCTGCATAAATATATAGCGAAAGTCCATGCAAGCTAAGTGCTTTGGTCATACAGCGCATGATGGCTGTGTTAACCGCAAAAGCATCACATTCAACCCGATACTCTTTGCCATACTTAGAGACTGCTGTATAGCCTTTAAGTGGGATTGCTTTGTTACTTGAATCCATTACTGGCAACTGGCAAGTCATTGGCTTGTCAAACATTGTGACTGTTACCCAGACCATTGCTGTGCCATTGATTTCCATATAGCACTTATCACCAAACATCTCTACCTTGAAGGTAGCTTTAGGGTCTGCTTTGAGTGCTTCAGCCCATGCCCATGCCCATGACAGGTAGGATAGACCATTCTTCTTTTCAATATGCTCATTGACGTTAGTCTTGAGTAGTGCTTCTATTGACATCTTAATTTCCTTTACTTAAATACTCTTTAATCATTTCTTCTTTGTCATCATCGTATAAATCCTCGAAAGGTACGAAGTGGTTTTCTCCACAGCATGAGCCGTAGGTCTTTTGCTCAGTACAGTAGCAACAGTATTCACCATGCGATAAATCTTTGATTGCGTCTTGTCTGGTAATCATTGGATTCTTTCGATAGGCTTTGCTACAAGCCACTTGTCACCCAACTGGCGTACTGACTTCACCCATTGCTTTTGGTAGGCTCTAATGACCTCTGGAGGGGCATCGTAGGTGCGAAATATTCTACGGACTTGGGTTAGGTAGTGTGTGTTCATCTCACCCCCGCCATGCTAAAAGTACACCGATGCCGCCAAAGATAACGATGGCTAACACACATTCAACTAGCGTCTGAATAATCTTACTTTTCATTTGGTTCTCCTTTAATTGGGGGACTAAGCCCCCTGTTGATTTAGTTAATTTTTGCAATACGTTCTTTAGCAATTGCAAATCCGCATCGTGTAGCTTCTGCTTGGCTACGATAAGACTTGCTTGCTTGACGAACACCAAACTCTTGCCACTCACCATTGATGCGTCTTGCATTTTGCACGAGAGCACGAAAGTCTGTTCCATTGTCAACAAGAGCAACAATAAAACCAATTTCTCTGCCCTTGGAATCATTGCTACCTGTTCCTAGGTATGTCTCTACTATTTCTCCGTATGCTTGTGTCATTTTATTTCCTTAGTGGCCCGTTTACAAAGTGTTGCGGGTTAAGAGAATTATAATCACAAATAAACACCTTGTTGAAAATATTTTCACAAAATGTTGAAATGTTGCAAATTGTTGTTAAGATGCAACTATGAACAAATTAACCGACAAAGAACTAATTACCTTGCTTGGTGGGCCAACAGTCCTATCTAAAAAGCTAGGTTTCTCCTCTGCACAGAGGGTACATAACTGGGTATATAGAGGGATACCCGCATCAATCAAATTAGCTTACCCAAAACTTTTCTTAAACAAAAGGATTAAGAAATGAGTAAATTGTGCGCTGATTGCAATCAAGAAATTACTGGCAGAGAGCCAAGTGCTAGGTTTTGTTGGATATGTTCTAATTTAAGACCTAGAAAAAATGGACAAGCACAAGCTGCAGCAGCAGTTAACAAGGCGGTTAGAAATGGTATTCTTGTGCCTGTAGCTACACTAATTTGTGTAGATTGTGGGAAACCTGCTCAATGCTATGAACACAGAGACTACAACAAACCATTAGAAGTTGAGCCTACCTGCAAGGGTTGCAATATCCGCAGAGGCCCAGCTATCCCATTAAAGAAAGAAGAAGTTACAGAATGACACAAGAAGCAGTTATCAGATGCCTACAAAACGGCCCACTAACATCCTACCAACTAGAGGATTTAACAGGAATACCCAGACTATCCATTGCAGCTTGTTGCACAAAAATGAGCTACAAGAAGAAGCTAAAAATCGGGAAGATTAAGATGGGTCGGTCATGGGTTTCTCAGTACACCCTAGAACCTCACATGATTGAGGCTACCCAAGCTGCCAATGATGAGCCTTACGACAAGCTAAATCCATTCGACATTCGTAATGCCAAGGGTATCTTTTCTAAGGCTGAATATGCGGTAATGAACGCCCAAGCTAAGAGATTGCTTGGCAAATCGTTTTCACAAGATATTACAAACAACCAGTTTATTTGATACAATGTTTTGAAACAACGGCTAGGTACGAAGTCATGAGCGTACCGAAAAGAGTTATCCCCTCTCCTGCCGACTGTTTCTTTCAAGGGGCGAGTAAAAGGCGGAAATTATTATGGCTAATCCTTGGTTTCGACTCTATTCAGAGTTTGCACACGACCCTAAAATTCAAATGCTTTCAGAGGCTATGCAAAGACGTTATGTCATGCTTATGTGCCTCCGATGTAGCGAAGTTCTTGAAACGTTACATGAAACAGAGATAGCGTTTCAACTTAGGTTATCCACAGACGAATTGGATGAAACTAAGCAACTGTTTATTAGCAAGAATTTTATTGATAAACATTGGAATTTACTAAATTGGGATAAACGTCAATTTGTCTCAGACTCAAGCACCATGCGGGTTGCCAAGCATCGTAGTAAAAAGAAACAGGTAAGTAACGCTGATGAAACGTTACAGAAACGCCCAAGTAACGCTACAGATACAGATACAGATACAGATACAGAACAGACACATAAAAGAACAACTAGCGTTGCAACACCTAGCGGTGTTTCTGATTCTGTTTGGCAGGAATTTAAATCTTTGAGGAAAGCCAAGAAAGCACCGATAACCCAAAGAGCCATTGATGCCATATCCAGTGAAGCAAAAAAAGCTGGTTGGACTTTAGAAAAGGCTTTGGAGGAGTGTGTTGTTCGTGG